TGCAGGAACGTTCAACAGCACAGATGTTTCAGCATGGAGACCAACAGATTTTCGTCTATACTCCATGCCAGCAGGCTATGCAGGAACGTTCAACAGCACAGATGTTTCAGCATGGAGACCAACGTCTTTCCATCTATTCTCCATGCCAGTAGCAACATATACAATCACGATTACAGCGTCAGGATTTGCAGGGTGGGTATCTACAACCAATTTCCAAATGCAAAACAACTCGCTTAGTCAAGCACAGGTTGACCAAATACTTGCAGATTTCTGGGCTGGATTTGCAACAAGGACAGCGACAGGCGGAACTCTCAATATTGGCACAAACAACGCAGCACCTGGTGGAATATATCAGCCGGCCAACCCGCCGACAACGGGACTTGAATTTCGTTACGAATTGCTGAATGACAGCCAGAACATTAATCCTACTAAAAAGTGGGCGACAGTAACGGTTGCGTCATAAGGAGATAATATGGATAGGATTATTCCAAAATCACAAATAGGAATCTGGATTATTCCAGGATTGGCTATGGAAGGAACGACACTGATAGGGGATGATACTGCTTTTAGCAAGGATTTGATCGTATATGGCGGTGAAGGTGAAAACGCATTTTTGACATCCACAAAAGATGTTGCAACAAATTACTCTCCCTTACCTTCAAGCGGATGGATTGAAGCTGGAAAGATTTACAGCTATCAATCACGCTTTGTTATTTGCAGACAGTCACATGAGCGCACAATTTATCCACCTGAACAAACACCCGCATTATTTGCAGTTTATCGAGCAAACGCAAGTGACACGTTGGATTGGGTAGCAGGCGAAAAAGTTGAAAAAGATATGGTCAGGCTGTATGCAACTAAAAAATACATCTGCTTACAGGGGCATCAAACACAGGAAGATTGGACACCTGACAAGACTTCGGTACTTTGGAAAGAAATTATTGAACAACCGACAACATATCCAGCTTGGGTACAACCTACGGGAGCACACGATGCTTATCAGATCGGTGATAAGGTGACTTTCAACGGTCATCTTTGGGAAAGCAAGATAAATGCTAATGTTTGGTCACCTACTGTTTATCCTGCGGGATGGTTAGATTTAGGCGTTTATCCATGACTTCCCCCCTCCACCCCTACGCACAACTTCGTCTTGACGAGTATCTCCATCCGATGGCGCGGACGTGGGTATTGGTGGTCGCCTTTGTAAAAAGGCTCTATGAAAGAGAGCAATGCAATGATTTTTGATCCGGTTATCAATTGGGCGAAAGGAGTATGGAATAGAATGTTTGGAAAAGAAATCATCAAAAAAGCGGTTGGAGTTGAGCCGGCAATCAGCTCGCCAATGGCAGAGGCGATTCAACTTTGGTCGCGGATGTATGAAAACAAATCACCATGGCTGAGCGAAACGATAAAAAGCCTCAATCTGGGAGCGACGGTAGCGGCTGAACTGGCGGCAACTGTCACCATTGAAATGCAGGTGATCATTGAGGGCAGCCGGCGAGCGGATTATCTGTCAGCCGAGTTTGACCGGACGGTATTGGATAAACTGCAAACCGAAGTGGAGTACGGCATCGCCAAAGGTGGGCTGGTGTTCAAGCCGTATATTGACGGTGGCAAACTGGCAGTTGATTTTATTCAGGCCGATCAGTTTTATCCGGTGCGATTTGACAGCAACGGCGATTTGTTGGCGGCGGTGTTTGTAGATCAGGAGAAGATCGGCGACAAGTTTTATACGCGCCTGGAACACCATGACTACACGGATACTCAGTATCGGGTTGTCAACAAGGCTTATCAATCAACGAGCCGTGATACGCTTGGCTCGTCGGTCGAGTTGTCATCAGTTGCAAGGTGGGCAGAGCTTCAGCCGGAAGCGTATATCACCGACGTTGATCGTCCGTTATTTGCGTATTTCAAGTTTCCGTTGGCCAATACGATTGATACCACGTCCCCGCTGGGTGTGAGTGGGTACAGTCGTGCGGTTGATTTAATCAAACAAGCTGATGAAATATGGTCAAATCTTCTTTGGGAGTTTGAAAGTGGCAAGCGTGCGCTTTATGTAGATACACTGGCGTTCAAAAAGGACGAGAAAACAGGCAATCCAATCCTGCCAGATAAACGACTTTACCGGGCGCTGAATACTTCCGGAAATGCCAATGAAGACCTCTTTGAAGAATGGAGCCCGGAATTTCGGGAAGCGTCAATTCGCGCTGGTCTGGATGCGGTGCTGAAGAAAATCGAGTATGCCTGTGGTTTGGCATACGGCACGATCAGCGATCCGGCGATCCAGGTCAAAACGGCGACAGAAATCAAGATCAGCCGGCAGCGAACCTATGTAACAATTGTTGGAACTCAGAAGGCATTGCAGACTGCATTGGAAACGTTGATTTATGCAATGGATGTCTGGGCGACGATTGGAAGACTAGCGCCGGCAGGAGCATACTCAGTATCAATGCAGTTCGATGACAGTGTGCTTGTGGACAAAAATGCGCAGTTTTCACAGGATTTGCAGCTTGTTCGCGAACGGCTAATGGGAAAGGTGGAGTTCCGCATGAAGCACTTCAACGAAAACGAGGAAACTGCACGAGCAAAAGTGATCGAAGCGAATACTGAATTGCAAGCTGAACAAGAAGAAGATTTGTTTGGAGGTGCATAATGAATGAGCAAAAACCTATAGAAAAAATCCAATTTAACGATCCCAAAGTGATTGATTTTTTGAGATATTTGGGAGTAAACCCGATTCTTAATCAGAGAGTCACAATTACTGTAGAGCCCTTTCAGTTTGTGGAAGTCGAAGAAACCCGTCATGCAATAAAACCGGCTGAGTAAATGCTCACCTTCGACCAGATTGATTCGCTCAGTGATCCGATCCTTGAACTGTATGAACGCTATTTACAATCTGTAATCAATGACATTGCCCGGCGTTTGGTTGGCATGGATATGACCAGCATGGCAGCCTGGCAGTTACAACGGATGATCGAGAGCGGTCGAGTATATGATCATGCGCTCAAGGAGTTGTCCAAACTCACTGGAAAAAGCGAACGAGAGCTAAAAAAGCTGTTCAAAGCTGCCGGTATTCGAGCGACAACTTTTGACGATGCCATTTATAAGGCTGCCGGCTTGAAACCGCTTCCGTTGAATTTATCGCCGGCGATGGCACAGGTGTTGGCTGCTGGTCTTCGCAAAACCGGCAATGTCATGCGGAATTTGACCATGACCACGGCGATCAGTGCGCAAGATTTGTTTATTCAAGCCGCCGACTTAGCATATATGCAAGTTTCAAGCGGTGCCTTCGATTACATTAGTGCCATTCGAAACGCGGTCAAAGATGTAGCTAGTAAAGGTTTGCAGACGATCAACTACGCCAGCGGCAAACGCGACCAATTGGACGTAGCAATGCGCCGAACCGTTTTGACCGGTGTATCGCAGACAGCCGGAAACTTGCAACTTACCCGGGCCGACGAAATGAATCAAGACTTGGTGCAAGTATCAGCACATATTGGGGCGAGGAACGTTGGAGAGGGACCGCGAAATCACGAAAGCTGGCAGGGCAAAGTTTACAGCCGGTCAAGGCACGATACTGAGTATCCTAACTTCTATACTGTAACCGGCTATGGTACAGCAGAGGGTTTGCATGGCGTCAATTGTAGACATTCATTTTATCCATTTTTCGAGGGCATTTCAGAGCGTATATATTCTGATGCCGAGCTAGAAAGCTATGCCAATAAAACGGTCACCTACAATGGCAAGGAAATGAGCGTGTACGAAGCAACGCAGGTACAGCGGGGGA